CGTGTGCATCTGGAGGAACTGGGTGAGTTTGTACCGAAGGTGGACGGATGACGGCGGACGACTACGAAGGGGCGCTTGAGATCGAACGTGCCTGGCGCGAAGGGCTGCGTCCCGATCCTCGCCTGACCGTATCCGAATGGGCCGAGCGTTACCGGATGCTTTCGACCAAGGAATCGGCCGAGCCCGGACGCTGGCGCAATGCACGCACGCCCTACCTGCGCGAAATCATGGACTGCCTATCCCCGACATCACCGGTGGAACGGGTGGTGCTCATGAAGGGCGCACAGGTGGGCGGCACGGAACTGGGCCTCAACTGGGTTGGCTACGCCATCCATCACGCGCCTGGCCCGATGATGATCGTCTGGCCGACGACCGAGATGGCCCAGCGGAACTCCAAGCACCGCATCGATCCCCTCATCGAGGAGTCGCCGGTGCTCAAAGACATCATCGCGCCGCCCAGGAGTCGGGACTCCGGCAACACGGTGCTGATGAAGGAGTTTCGCGGCGGCGTGCTGGTGATGACCGGGGCCAACTCAGCCGTGGGTCTGCGCTCGATGCCAGTGCGCTATCTCTTTCTCGACGAGGTGGACGCCTATCCGCTGGATGTTGATGGCGAGGGCGACGCGATCCACCTGGCCGAAGCGCGCACGCGAACGTTTGCGCGGCGCAAGATTCTGTTGGTGTCCACGCCGACCATCGCGGGGGCGAGCATCATCGAGCGGGAATACGAGGCGTCTGACCAGCGACGGTACTTCGTGCCATGTCCGCACTGCGGTCATCGCCAGTGGTTGAGGTTCGAACGGTTGCGCTGGGAGCGCGGGCAGCCTGAGACCGCCGCGTATCTTTGCGAAAAATGTGAAGCACCGATTGCCGAGCATCACAAATCCCGGATGCTGGAACTTGGGGAATGGATGGCTCTCGGTTCAGGAACGAGCGCCGGGTTTCACCTCTCCAGCCTCTACAGTCCCTGGCGCAAATGGCGCGAGATCGCGGCTTCGTGGGAGAAGGCAGCCATGTCGGAGAGCCGTTCGGTGGCGACCATCAAGGCGTTCAAGAATTCGGAACTGGGCGAGGCCTGGGTCGAGGAGGGCGAAGCCCCCGACTGGCAGCGCCTGCTGGAACGGCGCGAGGATTACCGCATCGGCTCTGTACCAGCGGGCGGCTTGCTGCTCGTGGGTGGAGCCGACGTGCAGAAGGATCGCATCGAAGTCTCAATCTGGGCCTTCGGGCGCGGCAAGGAATCGTGGCTCGTCGAGCATCGCGTGCTGATGGGCGACACCGCCCGCGACGAGGTGTGGCGTCAGCTTGGCGCAATGCTCGGCGAACAATGGACGCACGACACCGGCGCGCTGATGCCATTGGCGCGCTTCGCGCTGGACACCGGCTTTGCGACGCAAGAAGCCTATGCCTTCGTGCGGCTGGCGCGTGATTTTCGCTTGATGGCGGTTAAGGGCTCAGCCAAGGGTCCGGCTCTGGTCGGCTCGCCGACGGCGGTGGACGCCACGACGGGCGGCAAGAAGCTGCGCCGGGGTATCAAGCTGTTCACCGTGGCAGTCGGCATCGCCAAGCTTGAGTTCTACAACAACCTGCGGAAGGTGCCGGAGGTGGCCGAGGATGGGCTCACGGTTCGTTACCCCACCGGCTTCGTCCATCTGCCGAAGGTCGATGCCGAGTACCTGCAGCAGTTGTGCGCCGAGCAACTGGTGACCCGGCGCGACCGCAACGGCTACCCGGTGCGCGAGTGGCAGAAGATGCGCGAGAGGAACGAAGCCCTCGACTGTTATGTGTATGCCCGCGCGGCGGCGAGTGCTGCCGGTCTTGACCGTTTCGAGGAACGGCACTGGCGCGAATTGGAACGACAGGTCGGACGTTCGCCGCCCGGCGATCCCGATCCGCAAATCGAGCAACCCACTGAGGCCACCCAACGCGGTGGCCTCGCTGTTTCAGAAACCCCGAGAACAGGCCGGCGCGTCATCCGTAGCCGCTGGTTCGGCTGATCACCACCACTGGAGAAAACCACCATGAGTCTGCAAACCCAACTCAACAGCTTCGTCCTCCGCGTCGCCGAGGAATTCAACACCGTCAAGGGCCGCACCGGCACGCTGACCGCCCTGACCACCACCGACAAGTCGAGCCTGGTAGCGGCAATCAACGAACTGAAGGCCGCGATCATCACGGCGGTGGCCATCGACGACCTGACGGTTGCCACGACCAGTACCTACTCCTCGTCGAAGATCGTCTCGGTGCTCGATGCCCTCAAGGCCGATATCCTGGGCGGTGCCGACCCGGCCTACGACACCCTGCTGGAACTCCAGCAGGCGCTGCAGAACGATCAGACCGGCATCGCCGCGCTGACCGCCGCCATCGACAAGCGGGTGCGCTTCGACGCCGCGCAGACGCTGACCGTCCCCGAGCAGACGCAAGCGCGCAGCAACATCGGCGCAGTCGCCGCTGCCGACATCGGTGATACCAATACCGACTTCGTGGCGATCTTCAACGCGGCGCTGGTGTAAGACATGAGCCTCGTCGCGCAACTGTCGGCGCTCGCCACCCGCATCGGCAACGAGATCAAGGGGCTGATTCGTCCCGATCATCCCGGCCTTGCTCGCGCCTGGGTCAATTTCGGCTACGTGAATGGATCGGTGCAACTGCGTGCGGCCTACAACGTGGCGTCGGTGACTCGTTTGGCCTCCGGTCGATACCGCATCCTCTTCGAAACCGCGTTGCCCGATGCGAAGTACTGCTGGGTGGCGACCGGGCGCAGCAACGCCAACAGCGGCACCGTGCGCTTCGCCGCCGCACGCGGTACGGCCGACAACAAGGTGGATGCCGGCCTGGAGATAGTCTGTACGTCCTCGTCGGGATCGCTGGCCGACTCCCCCGAGATCAGCCTGGTGGTGTTCCGGTGAGCACGCCCACCTACACCGAGGGGCAACTGCAGGCGCTGCGTGACGCACTGGCCAAGGGCGAGAAGCGCGTGACCTTCGGCGACAAGACGGTCGAGTACCGCACTGTCGACGAATTGAAGCAGGCCATCGCCGAGGTCGAAGCCGCGATGCACAAGGATGCCGTGGCCACCGGCCTCTATCCGCGTGCGCCGCGCCAGGTCAGGGTCGTCACGGGAAAGGGGTTCTGATGGGCTGGCTGAAACGTCTCTCGCGCCGGATGTTCGGCGGCAACCCGCTGCATGAGGCCGCCGGTGCCGGCCGCCGATCGTTTGCCTGGCTGCCGAGCAACCCGGGGGCCGTCGCGGCAATGACGGCAACCCAGACGGAGTTGCGCACCAAGAGCCGTGATCTGGTGCGGCGCAATGCCTGGGCCAATGCCGCCCTGGAATCCTATGTCGCCAATGCCATCGGTACCGGCATCAAGCCGCAGTCGCTGGTGGCCGATCCACCGTTGCGAGAACGAATCCAGGCGCTGTGGCGCGACTGGACCCTCGATGCCGATGCGGCGGGCCTGACCGACTTCTACGGATTACAGGCGCTGGCCTGCCGCGCCATGCTCGAAGGTGGCGAGGCGCTGGTCCGCATCCGCTACCGCCGCAAGGAGGATGGTCTGGCCGTGGCGCTGCAATTGCAGGTGCTGGAGCCAGAGCATCTGCCGGTGACCCTCAACACCACGGCGGAGAACGGCAACGTGATCCGTGCCGGCATCGAGTTCGATCGCCTCGGTCGGCGGGTGGCCTACCACCTCTATCGCACTCATCCCGAGGATGGCGCCTTGGCGCCGATGTCCGGCAATGGGGGCATGGAAACTGCGCGCATCGACGCCAGCGAAATCCTGCACCTGTTCCGACCGCTGCGTCCGGGTCAGATCCGTGGCGAGCCCTGGCTGGCACGGGCCCTGGTCAAGCTCAACGAACTCGACCAGTACGACGACGCCGAACTGGTGCGCAAAAAGACCGCCGCGATGTTTGCCGGCTTCGTCACCCGCCTGGCCCCCGAAGACAACCTGATGGGGGAGGGGAGTGCCGACCCCAACGGCGTGGCGCTGGCTGGGCTGGAGCCTGGCACCTTGCAGATTCTGGAACCGGGTGAGGACGTGAAGTTTTCCCAGCCGGCCGATGTCGGCGCGAGCTATGCGGAGTTCCTGCGCATGCAGTTCCGGGCGGTGGCCGCCGCCATGGGCGTCACCTACGAGCAACTGACCGGGGATCTCACCCAGGTCAATTACTCCTCGATCCGGGCCGGGCTCCTTGAGTTTCGCCGTCGCTGCGAGTCCTTGCAGCATGGCGTGATCGTTCACCAACTGTGCCGGCCAATCTGGCAGGCATTTATCGAACAGGCCGTGCTCGAAGGGGCACTGTCGCTGCCGGGCTATGCCCGGGGCGGTCAGACCAAGCGTCGCGAGTACCTGGCCGTGAAATGGATCCCACAGGGCTGGCAGTGGGTCGATCCGCAGAAGGAGTTCAACGCCATGCTCACCGCGATGCGTGCCGGCCTGCTGTCGCGCTCCGAGGCGATCTCGTCCTTTGGCTACGACGCCGAGGATATCGACCGCGAGATCGCGGCAGACAACGCCCGCGCCGATGCCCTTGGATTGGTGTTCGAGTCCGATCCACGCCATGACCTGGCAGCTGCACAGCCAGTCGTTGCTCCTCCCGACAACCCGGAGAACCCCTGACATGAATCTTCCTCACCTGGCGTCCCGTCTCTACGGGACGCCGCTTCTGCTCGCCCGTGCCAAGCTGGATGTGATCCTGTCCGTGCTCGGCGAACGGGTCAATTGGCCGGAATCAGATCTGGCCGCACCGCTGGTCCCAAAGCGGCCAACGATCGATGCGCCGGCCGGCATCGCCGTCATTCCTGTGGTCGGTTCGCTGGTCCGTCGCACCGTGGGCCTGGACCCGGCTTCCGGGTTCACCTCCTACGCAGAAATCGCCGGCATGGTCGACGCCGCGCTCGCTGACCCGAGTGTTGAAGGCATCGTGCTCGACATCGATTCGCCGGGTGGTGAAGCGGGCGGCGTGTTCGAACTCGGCGAGCGGATACGTGCCGCCGATGCCATGAAGCCGGTCTGGGCCGTCGCCTCGGATACCGCCTTCTCGGCGGCCTATGCGATCGGATGTTCTGCGTCTCGTTTGCTGGTCAGTCGTACCGGCGGTGTTGGTTCCATCGGCGTTATCGCCATGCATGTCGACCAGACAGCACGCGACGCCCAGCAGGGCTACCGCTACACGCCGATCACCGCCGGGGATCACAAGAACGACTTCTCGCCGCACGAGAAGCTCGGTCCCGAGGCCCATGCCCGCCTGCAGGCCGAGGTCGATCGCCTGTACGTCATGTTCGTCGATCACGTCGCGGCGATGCGCACGCTCGATGCCGATGCCGTGCGCGCAACCGAGGCCGGCATCTATTTCGGTGCGGATGCTGTGACCAGCGGCCTGGCCGATGCCGTCGGCAGCCTCGATGCCGTGCTCGCCGAATTCAGCAGCTTTCTGGTGGCTCGCCGGGCGCGCGGCCACGCGGTAACCGATTCCACGCGCTCGCTGGTTGTGCCCCCCTCAACGTTTATGGAGAACCCCACCATGTCCTTGACTGACCCTGTCGATCAACCCCTGACGGATGAACCGCTGCCATCGGCCGATCCCGAGGCGGACAAACCGGTCGGCGACGAAGCATCCCCCGCGACCACCGACGCTAGTCGTGCCGATGCGGTCGCCATCGCCGAACTGTGCCAACTCGCAGGCCACCCCGACCTGACCGCTGCCTTCCTCGCCGAGGGCGTTTCCGAAGCCCATGTCCGCAAGGCGCTGCTGGCTTCGCGGGCCGACAGCCCGGAAATCCGCTCGACGATCGCACCGGATGCTGCGATCCCTCAGCAAAACCAATCTGCCGCCAATCCCCTGATGGCGGCCGTCAAGAAACTCACCGGAAAGGAATAAGCCATGCCCGTCATTAACGAAGTCCTCAACTTGGGCGATCTGCTCAAGTACGAAGCCCCCAATCTCTATTCGCGTGACCAGGTCACTGTCGCCGCTGGCCAGAACCTCCTCGTGCTCGGCACCGTGGTCGGCATCGAAACAGCCACCGCCAAGGTCAAGCAGATCGATCCCGCCGCCACCGATGGCACCGAAGTCGCCGTCGGCATTCTCGCCACCTCGGTCGACGCCAGCCTGATCGACCGCGAGGACGGGATCCTGATCGCCCGCCATGCCGTGGTTGCTGATCACGCCCTGACCTGGCCGACCGGTATCACCCCCCTGGACAAAGCCACTGCCATCGCCCAACTCAAGGCGGCCGGCGTGCTCGTTCGTCACGCCGTTTAAAGGAGACCTCTCATGCAGAACCCATTTTCGAATCCCGCCTTCTCGATGGCGAACCTCACGGCCGCCATCAATCTCCTGCCCAACCGTTACGGCCGGCTGGAGTCCCTCAACCTGTTCCCGGTCAAGCCGGTGCGCTTCCGCCAGATCCTCATCGAGGAGAAGAACGGCGTGCTCAACCTTCTGCCGACCCTGCCGGTGGGTAGTCCCGGCACGGTGGGCCAGCGCGACAAGCGCAAGATGCGATCCTTCGTGGTGCCGCACATCCCGCACGACGATGTGGTGCTGCCCGAGGAAGTCCAGGGCCTGCGCGCCTTCGGTTCGGAATCCGAACTGGAAACGGTGGCCGGCGTCATGGCCCGCCACCTGGAGACCATGCGCAACAAGCACGCCATCACGCTCGAACACCTGCGCATGGGCGCGCTGAAGGGCATCATCCTCGATGCCGATGGCTCGACGCTCTACAACCTCTACGACGAGTTCGGCATCGCCCCGAAAT